CAGGGCTTGCTGTTGTTGTGGTTGTCGCGCGGCCTTTGCCATCTCGGCCATGATCTCAATCTCGGAACCCTTCCCCGTGCTTATCAGGGCAATAAGCTTTTCAGTCGCCGTAGTCAGGCCAGTCTTTAGTTGTTGCCGCAGCTTGAACCGGGTAGCGCTTTCAATTGTGAAATCTTTGTTCATGCCTTTGCGAGCTCTACGCATCTTGGCATGAATAAGCTCGGCAGTTTTACGCTGCTCGGTGTTGAGAGTAAGTTGAGTAATGATTTGCCCGACATCTGTAAATGGTGGGCGACCATATTCGCGACGGTATTGATAGATACCTCTGGCAACGCTTCGATGAACGCCATCGAAAGTATCGTCAGATACTATTGCAGCGACCTGTGCACCGCCTTTGCGATCATAGCTAAGCAGTGCTAGCAGTTCTACTTGTATCTCCTTAGATAGTGGTACGTCGGTATCAGTGTTTACCTTGTCTAGCATTCGAACCCCCAAACAACTCTGTTATCGTGGCTTCACCAAAGGCAACATACCGCCAGCGATGTAGCCGGGCAGCTCATGCTCGAGAGCTGTTCGAACGTGGCTAACGTTCGCCATCAATAGATCAGCGTCGATAGGCCGTTTCGCAAATTGGTTGTTAATCTCAGTTATAACTTCTGGTGGTACACGGTAGTAGTCGAGCTTCTCTAATAAGTAGTAAGGCAGCCGTTTATCTCTCATCATGTTTACAAGTGCCTTGACAACAACCCTGCCAAAGAAAAGCTGGGAAGTTCTATCATCAACATCGACAAGTGAACCAAGGTCGTCTCTCATCGATTTGCTTTCCCGGTGATAATCGTCTAGATGATGGGCGACTATAGTAAGCAGTACTCGAACATCGTCTTTAGTTGCCATACCTTTCTTGACTAAGTACTCGCCCACGGCATCGGCGAACCAGTCGTCAGCGTCGAGGGGTTTCATATAGATCTTCTTTTTGCCCACAGGCACAGCTTGACACCACTGAGCAATATCTTGTCTTTGGCTTGCCGTTAGTCTAGGTAAGGTTGCCACGATCTCTTCAAACGTTGCTCGCCTAAGTTGCTTCGGCGTCATAAGTACACCTTTAGGTTGTAGGCTTTTAAACTGCCTAGGGCGGTCGCTGGCGCGGGGTTTCCCCAAGTGGCTAGGTACCCTAGGGGCACCCCGCAAACGCTGCCCAGCAAGCGCCCCTGCATGGCGCCGGCATATGCCGACCCGTGGCCTAGGGTGAGGTCGCGGGGTGCCCCTACAACTCGGCACGCTAAGGTTGCATAGGCGTGTGTAGGTACAACCCAGCAGTCAAATAGAAAAGGCGCAGCCAGCCGGGGGGAGAGAGCTGACTGCGCCAACCAATCTACCACACCGGGGGTGCGATGGTGGCAGTGGTTCAAATACATACTAGTGCTCTATTGGCGTAGCGTATTTGAATGGTGCGTTGAGCACGTCGTCGAGCAACCAGATTTCACAGTGCCTAAAACGATGTGGAACGGTGTTGTTAACTATAGCAAGACCCTTGCCCATCCGATCGACGTGCAGCATGTTGACCGTACCGACTTTAGCGACGACCAGGGCAGGTAGTCTATTTTGCCTGACAATTAATATCGGCTCCTTCTTATAAACTCTGGCCTCCTTACAGGCCGTCTTCCAAAACTTAGCGAGGGGTCCTTGGCTTTTGACGATGAAGCTGGTGAGCCCTAGATCTTTAACATGCTTCAACTCGAAATAGAAGTCGGCGGTGAGCACATGACCAAGCCTATGCACGGCGCTGATATCCCCAGCTTGTGAAGCTAGATTACTACCACGCCGCTTGGCAACCGTGGCTCTACCGCCCGACATTGCACTTCTCCAGAATAAATCCTCGCGCTTACCTTTGGTCACCCACTGGCTGAGCATGACACATATCTCACGCTCGAATTCTGCTCCTTTAGCCTTGCCTCCACCCGGCCTCATGTCACATCGCTCTTGGTGTTGCTGGGGTCAACGTTGGTAGCCTCGTCTAAGGTGAGAGTACCTAAGGGAAGGTCTTTGCTGTCACCTATACTTAGCATGACGGGTGGGTGCTGAGTCCCAACTACCGTCAAGAGTATCGGCATGCCTCGGTTGATTGCTGCCTTCTCGGCTTCGGTTGGCAACCATGCGCTAACCATTTGCGGCAAACCCAGATGCTTCTCAGGGCGTATGAAGAGATCGAAGCATATGCCGTGCTTTTCGGTTACCCAATCCTTCGGCTTGCGAAGCACGCCACGCCAACCAGATATCATTAAGGCTTGCATTAGTATTTCCTCCTACTAGGTGCAAACTGTTCATCTACTTCACGCCAAGCTCGACGCACTAGCTTACGAACGTCACGCATTCGCCGGCGATATTCTACATCATCAAGCCGATCACTTTCAGCCAAGTAGTCGCCCAGCTTAGAGCCGTTGAGCAGCTCCTTGGCGCGGCCGGCTTGATCGAGCCACTCCATTGCAGCGGCAAGCTCGTCAATACCATAGCCGAACCGAATTGAAAACTCGCACTCCCTGAATGGTAACCCAATCTTGTTCTTGGTGCATTTGACTTTGACTAGCACGCCGGTTGCCCGCTTCACCTTGTTGACCGTTTTGTAAAGCGTCTTTAGATGGCTCAAGTAAACTACTTGTGAGGCATAGAAATCGAGGGCCTTGCCACCACTGCGGCGATACTTGTTGCCGAAGGCAACGCCTATGTTCTCTCGAACCTGACTGATGATAAGGAAGTGGATGCGGCTGCGGCTCATACCTTGCGTCAGCCGGCGAAACATTTGACCAAGCTGCTTCTGCTTCTCCATGCCATAGCTGCCCTCGGTCATCTCGCGGCCCAGCTCGGCAACGCTGCTGATGGCATCTAGACTATCGATGATGTATAATCCGGGCTCGCCCGAGGCTTTGCCCTGCGCGACCGCTGCTTTCAAATCATCGTGGATTTGTTCAATTGTTTCCCATTGAGTACCCACACCATCCTTACCAAAGTCGACCTTATCTACAGGCAAGCCTAGGCTTTCTGCATACTCCTGATCGAATGCGGCCTCGGCCTCACGATACCAGATATGACCATCGGGAAACTTACGGGCGAAGTTGGCGCATGCCTCGATAGCACACAACGTTTTGCCGGTGGACTTATCACCTACTAGATTTGCGATGCGACCTAATGGCCAGCCTCCACCAAGCACACAATCAAAGTTGACGCAGCCAGTGCTAATGAACTCAAGATTTGACTTTCCGAAGTAGTTGTTCTTTGACTTTGGCTCGACTTCGCTTTGGCTTAGCCTTCGACGCATAGGAACCTCGATTGAAAAGCGGGCGCAGCCTAGGGTATGAGTAGACTGCGCCCGCCGCCTAGCCGCTCACCTGGAAAAGCGGCCCGGCTAACCTTACCGACCCTTGCGCTTCTTTAACGCTGCAAGCTTGGCTTTGGCTTTGCCTTGGGTTTTGCGCGGTGCCGGCTCGTCTTCGTCTTCTTCGTCCTCACCATCGCTTTCGGCGTCATCTTCCTCGTCATCGTCGTCCTCATCTCGAGCACTTGCCCGGCGGGCAGGCTTGCGTGACTTGCGGCTGCGAGGCTCGTCATCGTCGTCTTCGTCTTCTTCGTCCTCACCATCGCTTTCGGCGTCATCTTCCTCGTCATCGATAGCTCTACTTGCCTTTCGGCCTCGGCGGCGAGGCGCAGTATCCTCCTCGTCCTCGCCTTCGTCAGCCTCGGTGTCCTCGTCATCTTCCTCCTCGTCGTCGCGCGCCTTTGACTTGGCTTTCGACTTGACTTTCGACTTGGCTTTCACCTTGCCCTTGCGGGGTGTTGGCTCGTCCTCATCTTCGTCATCGGTAGCGAAGGGTACGTCATCTTCCTCTTCGTCTTCATCGCGCTCGACACGCCGCTTGTTGCTGCGAGTAGCACGCTCGTCGGCCTCCTCGTCTTCATCGTCGGCAACCTTACCACGCTTGCGAGTGACCGCGCCACGCTTTGCCGGCTTGGCATCTTCATCGTCATCGTCATCGTCATCATCGTCGGCTTTACCTTTACCCTTCTTGGGTTTGGGTGTTTGGCCTTCTAATGCGCCTTCGAGATATTCAGCGTCGAAGTAGTTTAGCAAGTCGGGCAGGGGCGCATCGCTAATCATCTGCAACCACTTGGCCTGACGCTTCTCGCTATCGCTGAGTGCCGAAGGGTTGCCGATGTCTATGCTAACCTGGGTGTATTTGGTGTTGAGCTTGGTTCCCTCTTTGGTAAAGCTGATATCGAAGCCCTCGTCCGGATCGTCGATGTTGTACTTGTCGCCAGTCTTTTTGTTGACGCTGCGAGCGTGTATCTCCTTGTTGAGTGAAGCGAACGGCATGGGGAACACCTGCGGTCCAGCGCGCTCGTTATCACGGTCGATCACGTAGCACAACGGGCGAAGTTTGGCTTTCAAGGCGCTGGCTTCATCCTTATCGTTGGTTGCTTTGGCAGCAGCGCAGATGGGGCAGTCGCTGCCGTTGGTCTCACCTTTGTTCTTGTTGAGGCAAAGGTATGTGTCTTCATTACCGCCGACGCCGTAGTGAACCCACATGTCAATGTCCCAGCTCTTGCCCCACTCATCGGTATCTTCCCAAGCGCAAGGCATAAGGCGGATGTTGTTCTCGCCTTCACGGGGTTTGTAGAATTGAATGCCATCGGCAAGGAAGCTGTCGAACCCACCACTTGACTTCTTGCTGTCGCGAACTTCATCTTCAGCGGTACGCTCACCGCCCCTGTACTTGAATGGCTTAGCCATTAGTCTCGCTCCTGCGTTGCTCATACTCGAACTTACTGCGGAAGTAGGCCATGCTTGCGGCTCTTGATATGAAGTAGGCAATGAAGGGAGCCGGAAGGGCCACCATTGCCAGATTAAATACATACTGAGCGAAGTAACTCATGTTACCTCCGACGCTCGACGCCAGCCCTTGCTTTGTTGCCTGCGATTTCCCCTCTCGTTTGACGGGCCTCGGTTGCCTTGCGACTGAATGCTGAGTTGTCTGCCTCTATATTGAGCTTGCGTAGCTCTATATCCACTAAGGATCGCAGGGCATAGCCGCGCTGGTGGATGGCTTCACGTAACGGCCCCCACGCATCGGCGTCGGCTTTGGCTTTAAGGAACTTGCGTTGCATAGCCTGCATGCGGTTGTCGCCGATTATGGAGTTGGCGATACTCTTCTCGGTTATTTTCTCTTCATGTTTTACGGCGTCGGCCCTGAGCTCCTTGTCGATAGCTGCCTCAAGCTTATCGAGCTCCATCTTAACAGTGTCGCGCTCGGCAACCAATTCGGCTTGAATGTCGCCAACCTCAAGGACCAATGTAGGGTGATCCTCAAGGGCGCTTTCAAGGTCGCTGCGGTCGATCAGCAGCCGATCATGAAAATCCTGTGGTGACACTTGGTCTGCATCTTTAGCCATAGCAATACCTCGCTTGGGTTTGTGCCTACAACTACATACAGGTGGTCTAAACTAGGTTTACTTCAAGAGGCGGGCACACCTGATGACGATTGGCGAAATACCGTCTTGAGAGTTACATGGTTCGCTGAACGTGTCGAGCACGGTCAGGGCAGTGTCGAGCTTATTGAGAGCGCGCACGTTGTCATGTAAGCCCGAATGACTTGGCGCACGCTCTCAGAGTTTTGGTCCTTCATGGCTTGTAGCATCTTTTGGCACTCGCGCCACGTCAGGCCTTTGAGCAAAGCTTGGGCAAGCTGGTAGGCCTGGATAGACAGCACGGCAGCTTGCAGTAATTCTTTAGCTTCATCGATACTGGCAGCACCTTGCACAGTCTCTAGATTGACAAGTGCTTGTCGTGGTGAACCCTGGGCCTCGGCAACGCTAAGCTTAATCATGTCTCCCCGGTTAATGCCTTTGCGATTTTTGATACCTTCTTCGTCAGCAATTTCACCGAGCCAGCTAACCAATATATCTTCACTCACTGGTCGCAACCCAAGGTGAACGCAACGCGATTTGATTGCAACGGGAACCTTGGTAGGTTCGGTAGTACAGAATATCCAGTAGCCCCATGCTGGGGGTTCTTCAACCGACTTGAGCAAGCTGGTCACTGCTGGCTTACTCAGGGCGTGGCACTCGTCTACTATTGCAACCCTGGCATCACCGACCATGGGTTGAAAGCTCATGTCGCGGGCAACCTCTCGCATCTCATCGATACCCGTATGCGTGGCAGCATCTACCTCCATTAAGTCGGGGGCACTCGCACAACCGACCTTATGCGCGATGATGCGGGCGAGGGTAGTCTTGCCTACGCCGGTCGGGCCTGTTAGTAGGAACTGCCGGCTGCTTCCCTTTTCTAGAGCTCGCTTGATTGCGAGCACTTGCCCGGTTTGCCCGATTACGTCATCGAACACCTTGGGGCGGTACTTGTTGATTAGGGTATCTACTGTCATTAGTCTAACCTCACTGTCCATGCCTTGAAAAATATATTGGCGCATATCTGCCCGGTTATCGTGTTGCCTCGATGGTTCTCTGCTGTGAAGGTGAAACTGTGGGTGTCGCCCTTAGTACAACACCAGAAACAGGGTTTGAAGTTTCGCCCGTTGGTAAAGCCATGACTGTCTAATACACGTACCATGTCAGCGCGGTAGTTCTCTGTGTTACATGCCCCGCATAGCAAGAACAACCACGGTAATACCTTCCACATGGTTTCCTCCTAGTGCCAGTAAAGTACTATTGGCATATGTGAAGATATATTCGCTATGTAAGCCCACACGGCTTGATTGCGCCAAGGGCCAACTACTAGCGGGTTCTGGTTCAGGTATCTAAGCTGCCCGGCTTGAGTATAGGTTAAAGGTTCTCCCCTTCCATCAGTCTCTAACCTAACGAAGCCGCTGGGGTTGTCGGGGCGAAACATGCTAAAGACGTCAAAGGAAACAACAGGCTCGGCAGGCAGCTCGCGAATACACTTCTCGAGGTAGGGTTGCAATTCAACCAACAACGCGTCCTTACAGGTCCAAACCGTAGGCTTGGTCAACGGCATTAATAGTAGGCTGTTCATGCTAACCTCCTAGCTTCTAGATGCATTGGTTTCCGCTTCGCTGAGCCCTAAGCCTATACCTGCAGTCCAATTGATTGGGTCGGCTGCCCAACATGTGATACCCCGCTGTCGATACATATCAACGACTTCGGGGTGGTCTTCGAATGCCATGAGTATATCATACTGTTCTCTTTTAACGTCATATAACATTTCTGATTTTACATCGACCGAGCTACGGTTGTCACCATCTTTACGCATCCTCAATTGGTAGAAGTACAAACCGTTCTCTCGAATAAAATCTTTAGTAGGCTCTCGAATAGACTCAGGACGTGACGTGCAAATTATAGGCATGATGTTAAATCTAAACAATGCTTCATAGATAATTCGTGCCGGTTCTATAACTGTATCTTCCTTCATCATTTCGTGAAACCTATTCCAGTCAGGCTTGGTACACTGGATGTAATGCAGCCGATGGCGGGTGCAAACCAACGTATCGTCGAGGTCCCAGATAGTAACCTTCGTTCTGTAGTCAAACATCATTTCCTCCAGGTGTGTGAGCTGAATGTACCGATTTCTTCCATCTCCAACCAATTCGGGCCGACGCTAACTTCCATAGTAATCGGCACGTTGATTTCCTCGAAGGGCGGGTAAAGTAGGATGTCGAGGGCTTTCTCACAGACATAGTCCACCTTGTTGACAGGCACGTTCACCCAAGTCAAGTCGTCGTGGATTTGTATTTCAGGGTGTAGTAGTGGGTCGCCCGTTTCGGCTAGTCGACACATGCCGTCCATAACAAGCTCGGCAGTGAACGCCTGTACCGGGGCATTGTATATCTTGTTAATACTAAGCGGTCCACGGCGGCGACGGCCGGTAAAGGTTTCGACGTAACCATGCTTTTTGTAGAAGGTTTTTAGCTCCTCCTGCCAACCTTTGATGCCATCGAACTCTTCCCAGAACTCGTCGAACAACGGTTGTAGCTCGTCCTCATCGAGCCCCAAATAGTAGGCCGCCGATGCGCATTGGGCACCGAATACCAAGGGGAAGGTCCATTGGTTTTTGATATCGGTGCGAAAGGCTTTCATCACCTTCGCATCTTTTAGGAACTGCTTACCACCTACACGCCTAGGGATTTCAGAGGCAATGCGCTGCGCCCACTCGCCGTGAATATCGTAGTCTTCCCACAGCGCCTTACAGAACCGCTCGTCCTTAGTATACATGGCGATCACACGGGCCTCGATCTGCCCGTAGTCGATTGCCAAAATCACATGGCCCGGCTTGGCCTCGATAGGCCGGCGAACTTCTCTGGCGCCTTCCTGACGCTTGGGGTAGTTCTGTATGTTTGGTTTCTCTGAACTCAACCGGCCTGTATCGGTGAACGTGTGATTGAATATGGGATGCATAAGCCCGTCATCCCACATAACCTTTTCATCGATGGTATTTTGATTATCGAGCATCGGCAAGATGTAGGTGCTGTATCTCTTCTGCACTTTGCGCAAGTTGATAATGTGGTTGGCGAGGGGTACCTCTTTGCCTATTGACTCCAGCACGTCTTCATCAGCGCTTTGACGATTGACCCTGCGTTGCAGCTTCTCTGACATAAGGGTGGCGGCATGCCTGCGTGCTTCCTCCTTATCGCTTATGCGCCCCTGAAACTTTTCATCGTTCTTGGCTTTCTTCTTATCATATATCCAACACTCTTTACGCTTGAGCATTTCGCCAAACAGCGTGAGGCAATCGGTGCCAGGGTCGAAGGGTTTGTGGTACCTCTTAACAAACTGCTTCGCAGTCTTGTCTGTATCGATCGCCTCTTTGAGCGTATAAATCTGTTTACGGTATTTGGTATCGAGCTTGATAACCTCTGTTTGATTGACGGGAACGCCTTTGACTTGCGAGTGTGTCAAGGTAGGTACGCGGCGCACGGCTAGGCGGTAGGCGAAGTCTAAGTCTTCACGCTTGATGCGCCTTGTTTGAGCCATGTGCAATAGGCAGTGATACTTGGCATCTGTAGCATTGTATTCAAGCACATGGGGAAGTGGTGTGGTCTCGAGCCGGCTGGTGTCTACGTTATGTAACTTCTTTATATTGATGCCGAAGTGTTGCAGAACAAGGAACTCAAGCGTTTGTGGTCTAGGTTGCGAGCCTTTGTAACGCTCGTCTAGTATAGAGCATTGAACCTGGGTACATTCCCATTTGCCAGCGCGAAGCAACTCGTAGCCGAATTTAACAGCTGTCCACTCCATCTCGAATTGTAGATTGTGAACCGTCTTGATTGCCTTGGCCATGCGTAGGAACTTGCACCAAATGCTAACCAGCCTTTTGTATTGACGCTTAGTCCAACCAGCGCCGGGGTGTCCAAAGGGAATGCTTATAGTCTCGACCCCATTGCTCACGGCACCACTAAGTATCTTGGCTCCCTTGGCGTAGGGGCGTAGCCTATTGGTTTCATAGTCTATGCCGATCACGGGCTGTTTGCCGAACCACGTCAAGCGTTGCTCAATATGATCCAAGGCTGCGTCGTCGAAAGTAAGGATAAGCTCATTACCACGAAGGGCATCTTCAGACGTATGAACTATGGCTTCGGCTCGATCTTCAATTTCCCCGAGGGCGCTTTCGATATCAAATTTGAACATCCGCCCATCCTCGCCCGACATATAATCGTCGCTGTCTCCAGCTCGCCGGTCTCGTTCCTTGCGGAGAATGTACGAGGGGTGCACCAAGGGATAATACCAGCACGTATGAGCGCCAATTCGAACAGGAAAAGATCGGCCGCGATAAGCGAAAATCCCTGTGTGACCTGTCGCCCATTCGAGTGGTACTCCACCAAGACCGAATATCGCTTTTGGTTTGCTGGTCTCGATATCTCTGACGATGCTGGGTCGGCAGCATTCGATGGTGACTGACTCGGGCGGTAATTGGTTTCCTGTTTTGGCATCTAACGGTGGCCTCGTCCTTACTACGTTGTTGTACCTCACACGACCGCGAACCCACTTATGCCTTTTAGGATCTTCTAAGTGGTTGTGCAAGAATTCACCAGTGCGGCCTACGAAGGCTTTGCCTTGTTCGTCTTCTTCGGCGCCAGGGGCTTCACCAAGCACGTAGATCAATGGTTGCTTGGCGCCCCACGGGGCCATGCTCGGATGGTCATTGTGCTTAATCAAGGTAAGAGGGCAGGCTTGGCATTGTAGTATATGCAACATTTGGACATCGCGTTTACGCAATGCCTTCTTGCTGCTCTTCTCGGGTATAGGGAAGAAGCTCATGGGGTGTACTTACCGACTATAAACCGACTGAACCTCTTAGGTCCGAATACGGCAATACCTCTGCGACCTATATAGATGCGATCTATATGTGGCAGTGCTTTAGCAAGGTATTGTGGTGTTACTCCAACCTGAATATCAGGGTGTTCGAAGTCCATAGTTTCTGTGAAGTTGGTGCCGTGCGCCTCGATGGTCATAGTGAGCTTGTTGTTCTCTACTGATAGTTTGAGGGTATCATCTTTCTGCCCACCTTGCTTTATCAGCATGGCACGCTTCAAAGCATCCGCTAATTCCTCGGGGATGGGAACCAGGGTTTTGGTTTCGACCTTACCACTTTCCCATAGCTGGCCGATCACGTTTGCAAATTGTATCGGGTGGTCGGTGGTCGATAGCGGAGTATAGAATAAGGCGTCGTCTTCACCAGCAATTATGATACGCTTGCCATCGATGGCACATGAACCCTCGCCAAAAATCGGCCACAGCTTTTTCAGCAATCGCAAGTATTCCAGGGGTACAAGGTAGTGGCCGTCAACCATGCCCTCAGTCTTCAGTATGGTGCGGTTGATTATACTTCTATCGCTCGAATACATAACTATCTTGTCATTGGTGACGGCAAGGTTAAGCGAGTCAAAGTCTAATGCCAGCTCGCGCTTTACTTCCCTGATGCTAAGCATGCCGTCAAGCTCTATATCTTCTTCAAACATGCTGACTTCGAATTCTAATACCGTGTCGCCAAGCTCGGGTGGTTTGGCGAACTCATGCACAATATCTATAGGGTCCATTGTCGGTAGCATGGCAATGCTTCGGCCGACTTTGAACCGGGCTTGGCCTTTGTCGGTGATAGTTACTTCCACAGTATCATCGTCTGACTTAGCGAGTAGCTGTGTCAGCAGCGCTCCGTCTATACCGCCTAGTGCCGGCGTTTCAAACGGCATCAAGAAAACGGTGGTGCTGTTGTTGAAGGATACTATGTGGTCATCAACCAACCACACCTTGGTAAAGATTGGTGACTTGTGGTTGGGCTCGGTGATTAGGTTGGCGGCTTTGATCGCCGCCAACAGATGCTCACGATCTAGTTCCATGGTTACTCTGCTACGGCTATTGACTCGTTGTTGTGATAATCCTCGATTAGCACGGCAAGAGATAGCCGCGCTTGTTCCAGGGTTGAGCGGCTGCGCCACGTAGCGAACTTTATGCAGATGTAGGCCTCGGAGTTGGGTATCTTGTTAAGGTCTAGGAACCGATTGGTTTCGCTGACACACCAATCCATATCCATGTTCATGCGATTGCGTACCACCATTGGGCAAACCTCAATCATCTTGTCGAGGTAGTGGGCTGCTTTGCGTAAGTCCTCAAGTGGTGTGCCTTTGTCACGCCAGCGGCATAGGTATTTACTAGATGCCGCGAGCAAGTAATGCATATCCACGTTCACAACCCAATCCCAATGTTGGTAGTCGGGGTTGTGTTTGCGGTAGTGCTCGCCACCAACTTGCTGCTCGTTCGCTTTCATGGTTGTCCCTTTTAGCCATTGTTTAACTAGCCAGATTGCCTTGATTGTTAGTTCAATCATACCGCACCGGGGCGCTTTTCGATACGGCGGCCATACCACTGCTTAGCAGCTAGTATCCAATCGGGCTGGGGCTTGCCAGGGATCGCTGGGTGTTCTTTGTTGAGTAAGTGTATTGCGGCTTCCCTATCGCCGCCCCGCCAACACCGAAAGCTTAGCAGCATTGGTACGGCAATCTTGTTGAAGAACGGGGTTTCGAAGTCAACAAGCCGGGGGTCCACCTTACCGAAAAACTTGCGAAGATCTTCATCGAACTTGAGGTTGCCGCCAACTTGCTCGCGCTCAATCAATGGCGTTGGTTTGACTACTTCGGCCATGTAGAGATCAGAGTGGGGCTTCAACCCCTGCATCTTGGCTTCGTACACGTCAACGTAGGCATGGAAGTTGTTGCTTATTTGATAGTACGGCCCGACTTCGACGCCAATCTTGCGCGCAAGGTACTCTTGCAAAATGCTGAAGTGTACGGCGTTGGCACCGTAGGCTCCCCAGATAATATCGTTCGACCGGCATGGCACGGTGATCTCGAGCGCGCTATACACGATGCGAAGCATGATGCAAAGGTTGCAGGGTATATCCTTCTTATCAGCCAACAAGTCAGTGCTAGTATCCCACATCTGAAGGACAACGCGGCGGTCGTGCTGGTTTGCCCTGAGCTTGTCGATTACGGCTTGTAGTTGATCGATGACGATATCATCGCCAGGAAGTCTATCATCGACAAAGTGAGTGCGCCAGCGGAACCCATAGGCGCCGTGCTGAGTGCCATCCTCACTGAACCGGCTTGAGAAGTTGCTGACAAACTGGTCGAGCCATGTTGCATCGTTGCGACCGGCCAGCATCCACAACGCTTCCATAAGATGGAAGAATGGATTGGCATCGCGCACCGGGTCGAATAACACCCGCTGCCATGGCTCTTTATACACAGTAACAACGGGGTAGGGCACCACTAGCACCGGGCCGGCGCGGCTGGCTTCATGCTCACCACACTCTTGCAAGTAGGTCATGCCTTTGAAGTAGGCGTCATTAACATTTCTCGCGTGAATTACATGCATAGTTCTTACTCCTTTGGTAGTCGGCTCTACCACTTGTGTTTGTGGTGGCGAAGGGCGGCTGATATAACCTCTATCTTCGGGCCAGGGCTGTTGAATGATCGGTAGCTTTTGAATGGCTGCTTTCGCAT